AGATCTTACTAAAGAGGAAGCTATAGAAATTTATTATAATGATTATTGGCTTCCTGCAAATCTTGAAGGTATTAAGAATGAAAATTTAGTACTTCAAGTGTTTGATCATCTTGTAAATACCAGAAGTAAAAGTTATGGATTTAAAGTTACTATTAAAATGCTTCAACGTATAGTAAATGTTGTAGCTGACGGTATAATTGGTCGTAATACTTTAAAAGCTATAAATGAAGCTGATTTTTCTGTATATGATCTTTTTGTTAAAAGGAGAAAAATATTCTATATGAACCTAGCTGCTAAGAAACCTGAATTAGAAGTATTTCTTAATGGCTGGTTAAAACGAGTTGAACGTACAAAATTTAATTAATTATGGCAGATACGCTAAAAATTTTAATAGTAGAATCTGATAATGCAGAATCATTTAAACTTTATGATCAATCAGATTGGGCTGCTTTTTCTCATTTGAATGTTACGGCAGCAACTATGACTGTAGAATATGAAGGAACTACCTATACTTATACTACAGGAACTGGATTATTAGTTGATTTAGGTATGGACGGTACTTACACTAATTTATGTGGGGTATCTGTAAATTCATATTTTTCAGTAACTCCTGATATATTATATAGTGGAGCTACTCAACTTAATTCTACTTATTTTCCTGATGGGTATTATGAGATAACATTAAATGTTACTTATAGTGCAGTTGATAAGACGGATACCTCTACTCAAGGTTTTCTTTCAGAAAGTTATCTAATAGCGTCTCAGTTACCTATTATGCTAAATTTAGATGATTTTGATTATGAAGAAAATCGTTTACAATTTCTTTGTATAGCACTTATGAACTCAGCTAAATGGGCAGGAGAATTAGGTAGACCAACTTCATTTACTACTATTACAGATAAGATAAATAGTTTCTTGGATGCAAGAGATATTAGTGCTGTTTGGTCTTAATTTGATTTTTTGTTATGACAGGAGTATATAAAATTGAATCTATATTAAAACCTAAAAGGTGTTATATAGGGAGTTCTATAAATATTGAGAATAGATTATTTTCTCATTTAAACCTTTTAAGTAGAAATATCCATCCTAATAAAAAATTGCAAAATCATTTTAACAAGTATGGAGTTGATGATATTAACTTTAATGTAATTGCAATTTGTGAGAAAGATATTTTATTAAAAGAGGAACAGTATTTTATAGATAGTTATAAACCTTGGTTTAATTTGCGTCCTATAGCTGAAAATAATTTAGGTTTAAAATTATCTGAAAAGACAAAACAGAAGATGAGAAAAATATCATTAAGTTTAGGTCTTCGTCCTCCAAGTAGGTTAGGTATAAAAAACTCTGAGGAATCTAATAGAAAACGTAGGGAAAAAATGTTAGGTAAAAATAATAGAGAATCATCTATTTATAATATATGGTTAAAAAAATATGGAGAAGAAATAGCAAGGCAAAAATTAAAAGAATGTGGAAATAAAATTAGTAAAGCAAATTCAGGAAAACATCGTTCTGAGGAAACTAAACAAAAACTTAGAAAGCCTCATAAAAATCCTATGTCTGAAATAGGTAGAAAAAATATTGGTAGAGCCTCTATAGGACGAATTCCATGGAATAAAGGATTAAAAATGTCTGAGGAATTAAAAAATAAATTAAGTAAAGCTCATAAGGGGTTACCTTGGTCAGAAAAAAGACGATATGCCTATAATAAAAAATATAGTAAATTTTAAATACTTACTACCATGACGTGGACACCGACTGATATTTCCAACCTTATTCTCGTGGGAAAAGATGTGGGTATACATCTTGCAGAAAGCATATGTAGAAAATTGACTCTTGGCAAATCAATTGCTCAGGATATAGATATGCTATATTATATAGTAGATTTAGTATTTGCATTAGAACATGCAACCGATGATGTTTTTGATGATGAAGATTATGATTATATTAATGAGATGTTAAATCGTATTGAGATAACCAGAAATCGTTTCAGGGGAATATAATTATGATAGCAAATAGTACAAGGATTCATGGAGTTCATAAAGTACCTCAATTACATCATATACCGGTAATATTTGATGATTGGTATTTACCATCGAAAGATGGAGTAGTTGCTATGTATACTGAATTGCATCTTTTCGGACTTGGTGGATTTTTAAATGCAGGATATTGGTCTTCAACAGAATCGGATGCTCTTGGAAGTAAATATGTTAATTTCATTACAGGAATATCATCGGTAAGTTATAAATCTAATGGCTATAGAGTACGAGCTTGTCGATCATTTACAGCAGGGATTGGAGCATACTCATTAAGAGATATAGGCCCGGCGGGAGGATTGATATTTTATATTGATGGAACAACATACTTTGAAGCCGCTCCCAGTAATCAGGATAATTGTATATGGAGTAATGTTTCATTAGCAATAGGAACAACCAGTGATCTTATTGAAGAAAGTCAAAACAATACTGATGAAATTATAGCACAGGCAGGACATACAACAAGTGCAGCAAAGCTTTGTGATGATTTAATAATTTAATAATTAGGTAGTTATGAATGTGGATTTTGAACTAGCGCTTTCCAGATTAGCCGAAGATCCAACAGATCTTGTTCTGTGGAGCATTGTACTTGATGCCTTCCAAAATAAGGTATCTAATACAAGGACTATTAATGGCAATCCATTAACTTCTGATATAATCTTATTATTAGCTTCTGATGATTTTGTTAACCAAGGTACTACTACTACTTTGCTACATGGCAATGCTGCTGGTAATCCATCCTGGGGAAGTGTAGTAACTAATGATATTACAAATTCTAATGTAACATATAATAAAATACAGAATGTATCTAACACAAGCAGATTACTTGGTAGAATAACTGCAGGAGCTGGTATTCTTGAGGAACTTACTGGAACTCAAGCTACAACTTTATTAGATTTATTTTCTACAGTTGCTACTACTAAAGGAGTTGTTCCTGGATCAAATGGTGTAGGAGCTTCTTATTTTTTAAGAGCAGATGGGACTTGGGCAATACCTGCAGGTTCTAATCACGCCTCTTTAGCTAATCTTGATTATGCAAGTGCCGGGCATACTGGATTTGAGCCTGAGATAACTGCAGGTACTAATCTACAATATTGGAGAGGTGATAAAACCTGGCAACTTATTTCTGGATTGGTAGGAGGTTTAATTCATAATGATTTAGGAGGATTACAAGGAGGAAGTCTTACAGAAAGGTATCATTTATCTGCTACTACTAATACTATAGTTACAGGAGCACCTATTGTGGCAATAACTACAGCTACAGCTGATGCTGTTCCTACAGGGCTAACATGCTCCGATACAGGTATTAGTATTGGGTTAGATGGATCAGAATCTGCATATGTAGAGTTAACTTGGGATGCTATTGTTACTACAACATTTGATCATTATAGAATAAGATATAAAAAAACTGCTTTTACTTACTATACATATTTAGATTCTTCTACTAATACTATAATTATAGAAGGATTAACTCCTAATACATCTTATGATTTTGGTGTAGCCAGTGTAAATAAGTATGGAACTGAATCAGCATTTTGTGCTGATATTACACAGGTTACAGCCTCTGATACTGATCCTCCTGCAACGGTCACGTCTGGTAGTGCTCTTGCAGGAATACAATATGTCATTGTTGAATGGACTAGTAATACTGAATCTGATCTTGCATCTTATAATATATATAGAAATACTGTTAATAATAGTGGTACATCATCTCTTATAGGAAATGTAATGACTAACTATTTCTTGGATGGAGGTCGTACTGGGGGGCAAGCATACTACTATTGGATCAAGGCTGTAGATACTTCTGGTAATGAAAGTACTAATTTCTCTACTGAGGTTCATGCTACCCCAAGAAATGTTGTAAGTGCAGATACTAATATTGCTCATCAGGGATGGGATCAAACTTGTGTATTTACTGCTACTGATGCTGATACAGTATCTTGGGGGGCAGGATCATTTATAACCTCTGATGGTACTACATATGCTATATCAGCTGGTAATACTGGTAATATGGCTGCTAAAACATATATATATTTTTCTACAGCTAGTCCTACAGTTTACTTAACTACCACTACCGCTTCTACCGCTGTTGGTGATGGAAAGGTAATGATTGCAATAGCTCAAAATCATGCTACAAAAACTGAAGCTACTTATGTAGTTATGAATGATGGTAGTATGCATATAGATGCTAATGATATAGTTGCTAATTCTATTACTGCTTCTCTTATAGAGGCTGGTACTATTTCTGCTACTGAAATAGATACAGATAGTATAACTTCATTAGCTAATTTAAGTATTGCTGCAAGCCAGGTATTAATTGATGGGGCAGTTTATCTTTCTAACTGGAGGCATGGTTCTGATGTAACTAAGATAGATGGAGGAGATATTTATACCGGATCAATTACTACTACTCAGCTTAATTTTACACCAGCTACAAGTACTAATGTGATTGCTACAATTAATGCATCTGCTGAAGGAATAGATATAGATGCTGATAATATTTCTATTTCTGGGTCTACCAGCTTTTCTGCCGGGTATAATCCATATACTAAAGCTGCTACCTTTGCACAAGCAGGTATTCCTACTTCAATTTCTGCAGGTGATATTTGGGTGGATACTGATGATAATAATAAGATGTACCGTGCTGCTATTGTAGGAGCAGACCAGATTACAGCTGGTGAATGGGAAGCTGTACCTGATGGTTATAAACTTGATGCAACTGGTGGATCGTATGATTCATCTGCTGGAACAGCCAGGGTTAGAATATTTCCTGATGCTAATACTGGTATTCAAGTTATTGATGATGGAGGAGCAGATGTATTTAAAACTATAATAGGAGGTACTCATGTTGGAGATGTATATTTTGGAGATTATGCTGGGGGTAATGGTATATTTTATGATAAAAGTGAGAGTACTACGCATTTTACCGGAACTGTTACAGCCGGAGCAGGTGCTATAGGTGGCTGGACTGTTGACTCTGATTCTATATATCATGGTACAGAACAAACTGGAAATGGTTATGCTGCTGATGGTCTTACTCTGCATGATGATGGAAGTTTACATGCTTCTAAGTTTTATATAAATGCTGATGGTACTGTAATGGCTGCAAATATGGATTTGTCTCATTTAATTCCTAAAACTTCAAGTGCTAATGTTAGACATTCTGATGATGGTGAAGAATCTCTTTCTTCTACAAGTTGGGCTAATATAAAAGAATTTACTTTTACTAATGGATTATTAGGACAAATAACTGTTACATTTGATTTAAAGAAAATTGAAGTTGGTGGACCAGGAGATGCTTTTGGTAGAATATATAAAAATGGGATAGCTTATGGTACCCAAAGAACTGCTGGATTAGCTTATCAAGATTTTCCTGAGAATTTTACTTATGATTGGGAGCCTGGAGATACTTGTGAATTATGGGTATATTCTGCATCTGGTGTAGATGTATATGTACGTAATTTTAGAATTATGTATGATAATGATGTTGATTCGTTAATTGTTGTAGATGTTACTTAATAACTTTTGATAACAAGTTTATTAAAAATTGATAACTTTTTTATGCTAAAATATTTTTTTATTTAAAATATAATTTTTATCTTTGTAAAATAATTTAAAATATTTTGATATGAGTTCAACTAAAACTACTTTGGTAGATGGAAATGGTAAAATTATACATTTTATTCCTACGACAAGTGATGTGGTAACACCATCAGATACTACTGTACTTACAGCAGGTGTGTTATTTATAGGTACAGGAGGTGATATAAATGTTGTACCGGCGGATGGTTATAGTGCCGTATTATTTAAGAATGTGGCAGATGGTACTTTTCTTCCATTATTAGTGACCAAGGTTTATTCTACTAATACAACTGCCGCAGATATAGTTATTTGTAGATAGTTTATATATTATTAATATATATTTCTAATTAATGAGTGGTATATATAAAATAGAATCTATTATTAAACCAGAAAGGGTTTACATTGGTAGTACTATAAATATTTTTAAAAGATATAATCAACATTTGTATAGATTAAAAAGAAAAATACATATTAATAGGAAATTACAGAATCATTATAACAAATATGGTATGGAGGATCTTAAATTTTCTATAATATTATATGGGTGTGATGAAAATGAACTAATTATTATAGAACAATTATTTTTAGATAGTTATAAGCCATGGTTTAATATATGTAAAATAGCAGGAAGTACGTTGGGAATAAAAGCATCAGAGGAATCTAAACAAAAAATGAGAAAAGCACAGAAAGGTAAAGTGCCTTGGAGTAAAGGAAAACATTTATCTGAAAGTCATAAACAAAAAATAAGTATAAAACAACTTGGTAAAAACAATTCTATGTACGGTATAGAACCTTGGAATAAAGGTAAGAAAGGATTACAAAAAATGACTGAAGAAATGCGAAATAATATCAGTAAAGGTGTTAGAAAAATGTATGAAGAACGTAAACAAAAAGTAGTATGAAATGGCAATAGGAAATGCAATAGGAATACCTTTTAATACTTCCTTTAATTTTTCAGCGTACTGGGCAAGACAAGATGAATGTTATGAGATATGGAAAATAACTGGTGCAGGAGATCTTGTTGGATTAAAACGTGGTGATACATTAACAGTTGGCGGCACTGCCGGGAGTTATACATTTCAAGTACCAAATACAGCACCTTATCAGGGTTATGATACTGATTATATCTGGTTTGACCCTGATACCCAGCAAAGAACTGTTACCGAGGCAGAATTGGTCGGTTATGATTTTATTAAAACAATAGTAAAATATTTAGATATTGTTCCTTATTCTATTGAATATGTAATGATACTTATTTCAAGTCCTGTTGGGGTTAAGGAAAACAAAATGAGGAATGATTTTCATTTGTCTGTATGGTGGAGTAATGTTTTAAGTTTTTATGGTTA